ATGATGATACATCCGATGAATGGGAAGCACAAGACGACGAAGGTTGTTGACATTACTAAATATCCCAAACAATGGAGTTTGGGATGTGGATTTACGAAAATAAAGAATATGAATTTAATAATGAATATACTTCGTTTGTGTATATAATAACTAATACTGCAAACAATAGAAAATATATCGGAAAGAAAACTTTCTTTTTTCTGAAAACTAAACAAGTTAAGGGAAAGAAAAAAAGAACCAAAGTTGAATCGGATTGGAAATCATATTTTGGTTCTTCCGAAGATCTTCAGGAAGACGTTAAAAAATACGGCGAAAATAGTTTTACTCGTGAAATAATTCGTCTCTGTAAATCCAAAGGAGAAGCGACATATTACGAGGCAAAATATCAGTTTGAAAATGCTGTGCTTTTTTCGGACGAATGGTACAACTCTCATATAATGTGTCGTGTTCACAAAAAACATCTTACTTTTTTGAAGCAAAAGCAGCTTTAATTTTGGCTTTATGTTCTTCGCTTAAAGTTCTTCCTTTTCGAACTTTACTGAGATTTTCTTTATGTTTTTCTGATTGTTTTTTGCCTAATTTTGCTAATCGCATTTTTAATCGAGTTTCTTCAGAAAACGGTTTCTTAGGAATCCCTTTACGCATTTTACTCATACGTTGACGAGATTCTAAAGAAAATGTAGCTCCTGTGGTTCCATCACCACCATCTGTTTTATTGAGAAGGTTTGAACGGTCATACCAAGCGATGTATTTTCTCTCTAAAGCAAAAGCTCCGATTTCAGATAAATTACGTTCTAAGAAAACGATTTTAGATTTATCTGATGGAATTTCGCAACTATGATCTTTAGAGAAAGCTCTTTTATTTTTGCCCTTGCCAATATAATATGGCGTACCATCTTCTCGAAGATATGCGTATACGTAATAAATAAACATTGCTGGACCTCCTATCAGGTTTAGAGTAGGTGGAGACGGCAATCTCGCGACCTACATTATTTAGCGAAAAAAAGAGTTTGACTTTCCTGAAGAAATAGGGTAGTATATAAAAATAGACGCCCCCTTGGCGGAATGATAAAATTGAAAAGAATAGCAGAAAATATAGAAACAACAGAATTATGTTCTTACGGATGTGGTAATATTGCTAGATTCAGAAATGGGTCTAATAAATTGATGTGCGAAATTAGAGCAACAAAATGTCCAGAAATTAGAAGAAAAAATAGTGAAGGTTCTATAAAAGCGTATCAAAAATATAAAAACATTAACAGATATTTAAATACGTCAGAAGAATCTAAAAGAAAAATGAATTGGAACAAAGAAAAATATAATGCTGATTTTTCTTATAATGGTAAAGGATCACACAAAAAAGTCTTAATAAAGGAACGAGGTTATAAATGTGAATCTTGTAATTTGTCAGAATGGTTAAACGAACCTATACCTCTAGAATTGGAACATTGTGACGGTGATAATCTAAATAATATAAAAAATAATTTATTGTTATTATGTCCAAATTGTCATGCTAAAACAAAGTTTTATAGAGGTAAAAACATAAATAATGGTAAAATGAAAGTTTCTGATGAAAAATTATTGACTTCTCTTAAAAAACATAGTAATATAAGACAAGCTTTACTCGAAGTTGGGTTAACACCCAAAGGTAAAAATTACGATAGAGCTTATAAATTATTAACGCCCGTGTAGCCCAACAGGTTAGTAGGCAATTGACTTAAAATCAATACAGTGTGGGTTCGAATCCCACCACGGGCACCAATTTCTGATCGGAGATATATGATGAAAGTTATGTTGGAATTGACACCCGAAGCCTTTAGTTCGCTTGAGGAAACTGTGCTAATCCAAAGTCTAGCAGATTCGGCAAGAACTCTTATCGAAGAGATAGATAGGTTCTTATCTAAGGAGTCGATTCGTCAACATGAAGTAAGAGACTTACAAGACGATATGATATATCTTGAATGTTTTAAGCGCGTTCTAGAGTATTATACAAGTGACGAACAACGTAAAACTGAGTTTGTTGATATTTTCGAAGGAGGTAATGATGAATAAGAAGGCACATAAGAAGTTGATTAAGATGCAGAATAAGTTTGGTAAAGATGCTGGTAAGGCTCTTTGGATTCTAATGAAGAAGAATGGAGAACTGTAACATGAGTCATCCGCATAAGAATCGCCCGCGTAAGGGTCGCCGTAAGGTTGGTTCTAAGAAGCGCAGGGCACGACGTAATCGTAAGAGGTAGTCTCTAATTTTTTAAAGGTGTAAAATGAAAGAGTTTGATCTTAAGGAAGTAATTGATTTCATCAAGAATTCTTCTAACGAGACAAAGATTTATATCGGCGCTGATTCCGAACGTTATCGTAAGAATGAGGTTTGGTATGCTGATTATACTGTGGCTGTTGTTGTTCATATTGATGGCAACAAGGGTTGTAAGGTATTTGGTAAGTCAGATGTAGAACGTGATTTTGATCAGAAGAAAGAAAAGCCAGCTTTTCGTCTGATGAACGAAGTTTATCGTGCTGCTCAGATGTATATCGACCTTGCCGAAGCCATTGGTGATCGTCATTTCGAGTTGCACCTTGATATCAATCCAAACGAAATGCATGGTTCGTCTTGTGTTATCACACAGGCAACTGGTTATATTCGTGGTATGTGTGGTGTTACTCCAAAGGTTAAGCCAGAGGCACCAGCAGCTTCATTTTGTGCTGATCGTTTGAAGGAAATTCTAACGAACAACGAAAGTATTGCTGCTTAAATAATACAGGCGCGTAGCTTAAAGGTGAAGCCGGTCGCTCTTTAAAATTTAATTTTTATAAATACTTCTATAATTAATAGGAGTATTTTATATGAAATGTAAATTCTGCAATCAATTAAAGAAAAATTTGAATTCTTTAAGAAATCATGAGAGACTATGTAAAGAAAATACAAATAAAGAAAAAACTTGGATTCAAAAACGAAAAGAAGCGGGAATAGAAATTAAATTTGATTTTCATCAATCGCCTGAATATAAAGAAAAACAAAGACAAAAAAGATTATTGTGTCCTCCCGCTTCTTTAGAACAAAGACAAAAAGCTTCTATAAAAACAAAAGAATACTATTCTAATCCTGAAAATAGAAAAAAACATTCAAAAATAATGAAAAAGGCGGTATTAGAACACCCAGAATCTTATTCTGATAAAAACATAGTTGGAAGATCAAAACATTTTACAATCGATGGTGTTAGATTTAATAGCACTTGGGAATATGAAGTTGCAAAATTTTTAGATAAAAATAATATTAAATGGATCAGAAGTAATATAAAACCAATTTCTTATTTTTGGAATGATGATTGGCATTTATATTTTCCAGATTTTTTAATTGAAGAATATAATTGTTATATTGAAGTAAAGGGATATGAAACAGATCGTGATAGGGCTAAATGGAGCCAATTAGATAAAAAAATATTAGTAATCAAACAAAAAGAAATTGACTTAATAAAAAAACAGAATTATGATATAATTAGTAAATTATCGTCCTATAGCTCAATCGGTTAGAGCAGGCGCCTTATAAGCGTCAGATCTGGGTTCAATTCCCGGTAGGACAACCACTATTTTGAAAGTCTACATCATGAAATATTTGTATCTTTTGCCGATTTTCTTTTTCCTTGGCGGCTGTCAAACTACAAATTCTTATCCTATAAATAAAATTACCGCTCAAAAAAGCGGTATTGTTGCCTCCTGGTATTCTTCTGGTCGAAGAACTGCCAGCGGTCAACATTTCGATCCAAATGGATATTCTGTCGCTCATCGTACCCTACCATTTGGAACTCAACTCAAACTGACTAATCCGAATAATGGAAAGTCCATAGTTGCTATTGTCAATGACAGGGGTCCATTCGTAAGAGGGACGGGGTTGGACGTTACAAGAGGCGGTGCTCAAAAACTTGGTTTTATTAGTCAAGGTAAAACTAGATTGATAATGGAAGTTTTGAGATAATATATTTCTCTTAATAGCGACGTAAACAAAAGGAAAAGTAATGAAAAAGCTTATATTTTCACTAGTAGCAATGCTAGTTAGTATTGGCGTAGTTTCTACAGCTAATGCTAGACCAAGACATAAGAGACATCATTATCATCATGTTGTAGTATACAAGCATAAAAACAAAAAAGTGAATATGGTGATTGGTCAAAAACAAGAACCGCAAATATATTATTCGAATGATGACAATAGTCCAGCCGCATTTTTTGCGAAAGATAGAGCAAGAAATGTAGTTGAAACTCTTGATAATAACAAAAGAAAGACCCAAGAACATTTTGGGTTTATCGAACAGTCGATCAGACAAGGAAACGGTTTGGCTAATAAAGCATTAAGATATGTTGGTGCAACAGCTAGACAACTAGGACTTCCTCGTAGCCTTTGGTGTGCTGATTTCATGAATATGATCACACATTCTGGTAATGATCGAACTGCTATGTCATATAAACACAGGGGACAACCAGCATCTTATGGTTGTGTTAACTGTGTTGCCGTAACAACTCGTCGAGGCGGTGGTCACGTCGGGGTTGTTTCTGGTTATGATAAACATGGTAATCCTATTTTGATTTCGGGAAACCATGGCAGAAAAGTCGGTGTTGGTACTTATGCTAGAAGCAGAGTAGTAGCATACAGATATATATAATGGGGTGGGAGAAATCCCACCCTTTTAATTTGGAGTTTGTTATGACAACAGAAGAATTAGTTAAATCAGCTGACCTTAATTGGTGCGTAGACATTCTTAAAAGAATAGAAAGTATAACTAACCGTTTTCCGAGCACTCAGAATGGTTATGCAGTCATAGATTATTCGGATATTGACCAAATTAAATACCTTGTAAAAATGGGGCTAAAGGTGGTTAAAGAAGATGAATGACTTGACTTTTGAACCGTATCAGGTTATACTAAGTAAGGTTATGAAGGAGATATAATATGAAAAGCGATCTAGAACTGCTTGTTGAATATGATATGTTTATTTTGGGATTTGATTCCTCAAATTCTGAGGATATTAAGAAATATTGGGAGATTATGCTAGGATGAACGTTACAATATATACTAAATCGAATTGTAAATTCTGCGTTAATTCTAAGATGCTACTTAGCTCTAAAGGAATTAATTATACAGAACTAAAGTTAGACGAAGATTTTTCTAGAGAAAGCCTTTTGGAAATTTTTCCGAACGCGAAATCTTTTCCTGTTGTTGTTATAGATGGTTTCAACATTGGCGGGTTTGAAAATCTTAAAAAGTATCTAACTGAAGAAACACAGGATAATCGTAAACTTTTGAATGAGGGAATTTAATATGATTAATCGCGACGATCTTTTGAACGATCTACGTATGTACGTGATTGAAGTTCAGTTTAATAAAGTTAACGGCGAACAGCGCACAATGCGTTGTACTCTAAGGCCTGATCTTTTGCCTCCAAAGTATAATATCAATGAAGATCATAAATTTCATAGGGAAAATACCGACGTTATTGCTGTTTGGGATATCCTTAACAACGGTTGGCGTTCTTTCCGTGTAGATTCCGTAACTTACGTTCAGAACGTGAGCCACAATTACTGAGGATAAAATGAAAAAGTTGGTTATAGTCGAATGCATATCTCAACACCGTATTCGTTATTGTGTTGAGGTTGAAGATAATATTGATCCTGCTCTTGATGAAGTCGTTAGAGAAAGTGACGCTGAAAATTTTCATGAGTTTAGTCAGCAACATCTCGGCCAAGTGATCTTTTCTCATAGAGAAATAAATAAAGAAGAATACCTTCGTATGTTCGATGAAGATAGTCCTTATCTAAAGGGATGGCCTGAAGAACAAAAACTTAAATACATCAACAGGATTAATTATGATGCATGATGTTATTGTTGATATCGACGGCACCATAGCCGACAATTCCCATAGAGTTCACCATATCCGTAAGTCTCCCAAAGATTGGAAGTCTTATGAAAAGGGTGTCATGGAAGACGAGCCGCATTTTGACATCATCTATATTCTAGAATCACTTAAAGCTTCTGGTTCGAAGCTGGTACTCTGTACAGGAAGAATGGAAAACGAGCGAGACGACACCATTAATTGGTTGAGAATGCATTATCTAGACTTTCTTTTTGACAAGCTTTATATGCGACCACTCAATGATTATAGATCGGATGATGTTGTTAAGAAAGAACTTCTTGACCAGATTCGTAAAGACGGTTATAATCCGACAATAGTATTTGAAGATCGTCAACGTGTTGTTGATATGTGGAGAACAGAAGGTCTTCGTTGTTTGCAAGTCCAGCCGGGCGATTTTTAATAAATAGTTGTGTCAGTCGCGGAGTACCAGTCCCACTGACTCTATGTCAAACGAAGGACACAGCTATGAATATTTATCACGTTTATGCGTATCTTAGAGAAGAAAACAATACACCATATTATATTGGTAAAGGTAAGGGTAGAAGAGCTTATAAAAACATACAATAAGCGTTCCAAAAAATAAATCAAAAATTATATTTTATCATAAAAATATAACTAATGAAACCGCTTGTTTTTTGGAAAAATCTTACATAAAATTATTTGGTAGAAAAGATATTGGAAATGGTATATTATACAATCAAACGGATGGCGGCGATGGCGGCGACACTTCTAAGAGCGAAAATTATATAAAAGCTAAGACGGAAGGTAAATTTAATGGTCATCGTCATAAAACTTCAGAACAATTAGAAAAAGCTAACATAAAACGTTCTGTTTCATTATTAGGACATGAAGTATCTTTAGAAACTAAAAAGAAAATTTCAGAAACTAGAAAAAATAAAAAGATACCTAGTCCAAATAAAGGAAAAACATTCTCCGAAAACATAAAAGAAAAACTTCGTATTCCTAAAAAGAAATATATTTGTTTTGTTTGTTCAAAAAACATCGGAGGAAAAACAAATCTAATTAGATGGCATAATGAAAACTGTAAAATGAAAGGAAATATAAATGAATGATAAATCTTATTGGGGCTATAGCTTACTTTTGGATTGTGCCGAACTCGATCACGGCGCGATCACGAGTTATGAAAATATTTACAATTTCACTAAGAGACTAGTCAAGGATATCGATATGGTCGCTTACGGCGAGCCGCAGATCGTTGAATTTGGTTCTGGTAATAAGGCTGGCTATACTTTGGTCCAGCTTATTGAAACATCGAATATTTGTGCTCATTTTGTTCCTGATGACGGAAATGGTGGTAACGCACTTTACCTCGATGTTTTTTCATGTAAGGAATATGATGATCAAGTGGTAATCAATTTGGTTAAGGAATTCTTTGGTGCTAAGTATATTAGACCAAACTATTTGACGAGACAGGCGTGATTACTGGATTTACGTGTGGTACATTTGATATTCTTCATGCTGGTCATTGCGCTATGCTTGAAGAATGTCGTAGTCAATGTGACAGGCTGATCGTCGGTCTACAAACCGATCCGACTATCGACAGACCAAAATTAAAAAATAACCCCGTTCAAAGTTTGCTCGAAAGGTTTATACAACTCAAATCTATTCGTTACGTAGACGAGATATATCCCTACGAGACTGAAGGTGATCTAGAAAATTTACTAAGTATCATAGACATTCAAAAAAGATTTATAGGTTATGATCATTACGGGGAAGTACATACTGGTCAAGCTCTTTGTATTCATAGAAATATTGAAATAATTTACAATAAGAGATTCCACCGGTGGAGCTCTTCTAGATTGAGGAATAAGTTGAATGAGTTTTAGTGATAAATACTTTGAAGAAGTAGTTTCTATTGCCGAAGCTATAGATAAAAATATGGTGGAGAAGTTAGTTGCCGCTCTCAAAAGAGTCAGAGAATCAAACGGGAGGGTTTTCGTTCTCGGTGTTGGAGGATCAGCAGGAAACGCTTCTCACCTGGTCAACGACCTACGTAAGCTTTGTGGTATCGAGTCTTATTGCCCCACAGATAACGTTCCAGAGCTTACTGCTAGAACAAATGACGAAGGGTTTGACACCGTATTTGATGAATATCTTAAAATCAGTAAGTTAAGTTCAAAAGATGCTCTTTTTATTTTATCTGTTGGTGGTGGCGATAAGAATAAAAACGTTTCTGTAGGATTAATTAAGGCCATCGATCAAGCAAAATCAAAAAACGCCGTCGTATTGGGTATAGTCGGTAAGAAAGACGGATACACCGCTTACAACGCTGATTATTGTGTAGTAGTTCCTCCTATTCAACCTTC